CCTGGTGGCGCTCACACCTGACAACCAAGTCCTATTGCGAAGCAACCCTTATATGGGCCAAATCGCTTTTGGACAGAGCCACATGCACCTCTTGCGAGAGTGCGGGTGGTTTGTTAGCAATAGCAAATACATGCGTAATAGAGGCACAGTCCATATTAACGTCCAAGGGGTTGCGGGGCCGTTTCTGGCACATACCTATGCATATCCTAGTGGTACCGTTCTAAGTACCACTCCGAATGTACAAGGAAGTCCAGCTACGGTTACGCAGCATTACTTGGACGAAGTCATAATCGATGACGTCTCAACTAAGAGCCGCTCGATGAAACACGTTGAACACTATCAGTACCAGATCGAACGAGCTAAGCTCGATTTCGATGAGTATCGTAGTGGTGACCGGAGATATGATCTTACCGGTAACAACGCCCACTGGCAATCCTGGGGTCAGTACGCGGGAGATTTAACCCGCAGAAACATCAGGATTATATGGCCTAAAGACGAACGCACCTTGCAGCGAGAGGCTGAGGATGCTTTCTACCAGTTGAATGAGGTTGATAACCTCCTAAACTCAGTAGAGGCTCCGCAGCTTGTCTCGTTTGCAAGAAGCCTGTATAACCTTGTTCAACAAGGTATACGGGTCGCGGTTAAACCCCGAAAAGCCCTTCAAGGCCTTCGGAATAATAACCGTAGCAGCGCCCTCAGAGAGGACCTGCTGAGGCGAGTAGCTCGGGATAGTCTAAAGACTATCACGAATATTCACCTAGGATATGCGTTCGGCGTAGCCCCCCTAATCAGCGACATGCGTAAGCTCTCCAAAGCTACCGCGACTTACAAGAAGCGGTTGCAGAGGTTAGCTCAAACGGCCGGTACGGAAGTTTCCGTACATCGGCACTGTGATGGTGTGGTTCAGGACTATCTTGTTCCTGATACGTCTACCAACACATTGCCTACTGGTTATGGTACAGGTCCGGATCTCGGTTCTTCCTACTGGTCAACGAAGCCTAAGGCTATCGTTGTCCCGGTTAGAACCGCGACTGTGCGAGGAATACGAAATATCAGATACTCCCAGGACGTGTTTACACGCCTGGATAGTCTGATTCATCGGTTCGGGGTCACAGGACCCGCCAGCTTCGCGTGGGAGAGAATTCCTTTCTCCTTCGTGTTGGACTGGTTCGTGGATCTATCTGGCGTCCTGAATGCGGTGGATAATGCCCTTACGGGTTCATCCAAGCGCATCACAGGCAGCTGTTGTAGCGACAAGTGGGAAGTGCTGTGTCCGATCATACATGAACGGATTAACAGCATCAACACGAGTATCTACGACGGTCAACAGGTAGCGCAAGTTAGGTTGTCTTCATACACCAGAAAGCCCACAGCACCCGGTATCTCTATCGGGGCTAGTGGTAGGTTTGGAAAGAAACAGGCTCTCCTCACGGCGAGCTTGGTCGGCCAAATGGCCGCGAACCTAAAGGCTAAGCGTTGGGGGTTGTAAAACCTCCAGCAGATAGTTCAGCAAAACATATGTCACCTGATATCACGGTTAGTGGTCTATCGTTCGTACAGCAGTATTCCGACAAAAATGACGGATCGCTGCGACGAGAGATTTCTCGGGGGGCTTCGACGCCCACCGAGGTCCTGATTAAACATCAGGAATACGTGGATTCCCGGACTAAACAGCCGGGTTTCCGCAGTCTCGTCGCGATCGACTACTACATGACCATGACAGACGGAGTCATCCGTCCTGTCCGCCTGCAATGCGTACTTGCTCGGCCGAATGATCCCCTGGTTACGCAAGCCATCATCTCCTCTATCGAGGCGATGATGGTTAACCTGCTCCATTGTTAGTTGAGGTCTGAACTGCGTCCAGACCTCTCATGTAGGATGAAACCTATGTGCCTTGCTAGTGACGTTATTGAACAAAATGCTAGTTATATAACCAACATGAGTACAGTAATTGACAATAGTAAGGCCTGGTTTAGTTCCTTATCAGCCGCTTCCTTGTATAAAGGATTGTCGTCTGGCAAGGTCCTATTCCAGTCTAACTGCAACGAAATCATTGGAACGGTGGCAGTGCTCTCTATGAGGCTTCAAAAACCTCGAGGAGAGCTTTGTCCACTGAACCTTGACCGTTGTGGAGTTTGGGTATCACCGCGGACAGAAGAAGTCGTTGCCTTTTCGTGGCTTACAAGCCCGAAACAACTAAACTTCTCCTGGCTCGCGCGATCGCTCGGGTTCGATTCACTAGTTGGGGTAATTCACCATCGCGGAGGCAGCAAGAAGCTGTTCGACGCGTTGGATGATCCTTATACTTGGTTCGTCGTACCCATAGCAGTCTTAGGCACAGACCACCCAGAAGAAATTCTGGAGCGGTTTGCTGAGGTTGGGGAGCTAATGAACACTGAGCTTAAAAACTTACTGTTCAAATGAACTCTCCAACAGTACACAAAACAGACAGGCAGGTCGATGGTGACTCAACATATGTTATTAATACATATAATTGCCTGCTAGCAGACATTAGCTCTTTGTCAGGGGTGCCACTTGGCGCTCCCAATGACATATCTAATGATTGGGTTCTTATAGAAGGACCTAAACTAGACAAACAGTTGCTGCAGTGGTTAGAAGGAACCGGTGAAATGCCGGTTTTTCCAGAATGGCTTGCGCCGCTATGGACTACATTCACATCCACAATGGATGCTGAGTACCTTCGATACATAAGGCAACTGCTCTTGTTCTGCTATAAGATCGAGACAGAACCAACGAATGATCAACTCCAAGAGGCCCAAAAGGCCTTTGAAGATTGCGAACGGGATGTGGAGACTTGGGAGGCTTGGTTTGAGGCTAATACCTCTTCTAATCAAGCTAATCGAGATACTCCGCTGTTCTCGTACGCGCGTCAAATAGTCGGTCGCGTCATTGGACGCATCGACTGGGGTGCTATACTACCAGGTCATGGGCCGGGGGCAGTTTATCCCCCGTGTTTACCACGTGACAAGAGCAAGTTTAGCACCATCTACACGACAATAGACCAGCACTATCCATTCGCCGAGTACTTCTGTGCTCTCCCATCGTTCTGGTGGGATCACTTAGTTATCGGCGATTCGAAACTGCAGGTTAGCGACAATATTGAGTGTCGCCTCGTAGCTGTACCAAAGGACTCCAGGGGTCCACGCTTAATATGCGTGCACCCCAAAGAGGCAATTTGGATTCAGCAGGGTTGTCGTCGGCTACTAGAGCGAGCGATAGTCTCTGAGCGCTCCCCATGTCATGGAAGAATAAACTTCCAAGACCAAGGAGTTAACGGAGGCTTAGCTCTTAAGTCCTCAATAGATCGAGAGTTAGTAACTCTCGACCTAAAGGAGGCCAGCGACCGCGTGAGTTGCAAGCTGGTGGAGCACCTTTTTGGTGCATACACTTATAGCAAGCTGTCATGCAGTCGAGCATCTAGTGTGCGTTTGTTAGATGAACGCGTCATTCCGCTGAGGAAGTGGGCTCCTATGGGCAACGCATTAACGTTCCCCGTTCAGAGCCTGATCTTCTACAGCTTGGTTCGGTCTGGCATTAGATGTCGTTACGGTGTCAACTGTAATGATGTCTATGTCTTCGGAGACGATATACTGTTTCCTCGTAAGTTCTGGGATGGTGCGGTGATGGGCTTGGTTCGTGGAGGGTTAGTACCCAACATGAACAAGACCTTCAGGCACGGATTCTTCCGAGAATCCTGTGGCGTCGATGCCTTCAAAGGCAAAGATGTTACGCCTCACAGACTGAGGAGACTGGACACGTCTACTGGCTCCGGCGCAATGTCCGTCTGCACCCTTGCGAAAGCTATGGGTAAGGACGGTTATCGCCAGACGTCTGACTACTTGTACCGACTAGTCCAAAAGGCCTGGGGGCCGTTGCCTTTAAGCAACAACCCCAACGCCCAAGGGCTTCACCGGTATGAGGAGTGTGACCTGGGAAAACTGCTATCCTATGAAGCTACAACCCGATTTAATCGGAGGCTTCACAAGTGGCAGACCCGGGTCCTCTTGGTTGGTGGCATGCAAGAGCATGTTCCTAATGGTTCCTGGTGGAACCTCCAAGACTCGATCCTCAAATTGCATCGTAAAAACGATGACATACTAGAGGACCAAAGACCATTGGAGTATGCGGTGCCACACCGCACACGATTGAAACGTGGCTGGACGGATGTAGCCTTTAAAAGCTAAATCCCCAACGCCCGGCCGCTCCCTGTAAGGGGGAGCGGCCGGGCATAACAAGATGACTTCCAATTGCGGC